ACTCATCAAGTAGTTGAAAGAGTAGTAGTTGTAGGAAACGATTGCGTTCCTTCAGACATGCACGTAGATGGTGAAACATGGTGTGTTAATTTTTTTAATGGTGGTATTTGGAAACAAACTTCTTACAATCATAATTTTAGAAAAATGTATGCAGGAATTGGAATGGTATACGATCCTGTAAAAGATAAATTCATAGCACAACAACCTCACGCTTCATGGTTATTAGATTCTAATGATGATTGGCAAGCACCAATAACTTATCCAACAATTCTAGATGATGGTGAAGATCCAATTAATTGGTATTATTTTATTAGATGGAACGAAACAAAATATCAGGCTGACAACACTAAAGGTTGGGAAGCTACTAAATCAAACGACACTTCAGATCCAAAAACAATTTACGATTGGAATGGTTCAGCTTGGGTGTCCGAATAGGAGACTCATATGGCCAGAGCTAATGGCGGAATAATTGGTGTAATTAATACAACTTCTTTTGGAAAGAATATAGTTACATCTACAACATCTACAGGATCGACAACAATCACTACACAACCAGGAACTAGATTAGTAGACACACTAGTTGTTGCAGGTGGAGGTTCTGGTGGTGGAGGTAATAATCCAGAAGGTGGTGGTGGAGGCGGTGGTGGAGGTTTTAGAACAGCTAGTTGTATTTCTGTTTGTGGTAATTCCCCGTATCCTATTACAGTTGGTGCTGGTGGTGCAGGTGCAGCTGGTGGTGCTAGAGGAAGTAATTCAGTTGTAGGTTTTACATCAAACCCAATAACATCTACAGGTGGAGGTGGTGGAAGAAAAGGATCCGGATGTGCAAATATTCCTGGTGGATCTGGAGGTGGTGGAGGTTCATCTAGTGGTGGTGCAGTAAAAGGTTGTGGTAATACACCTCCTACAAACCCTCCTCAAGGTAATAACGGTGGAACGGGCGGTAATGGTAATTGTGGTTTTTATGCTGCTGGTGGTGGCGGTGGAGCTAGTGCTGTCGGTGCAGATGCTTCTCCAAGTACAGGTGGAGTCGGTGGTGCTGGAACAGCAAATACGATAACAGGATCTTCAGTAACTTACTCTGGTGGTGGGGGTGGCGGAGCGTTAGCTCCAATAAGTGCAGGAGCCGGTGGAGCTGGTGGTGGTGGAGCTGCAGCAAATGGAGGAGCTGGAACTGCTGGAACTGTAAATACTGGCGGCGGAGGAGGAGGTTCTGGTGGAACTTCTAATGGAGCTTCAGGCGGATCAGGAATAGTGGTCGTAAAAGAATTAAGTAAAGCAAGTGGTGTGTGGTCAATGCAAAGTCAATTTCAAGCCAGAACACAAGGAACATGGCCTGATGGAAGTACAGCATTAGGTATTACCGTAAATTATTTAGTAATGGCTGGTGGCGGAGGTGGTAGTGTAGGATCTGCTGTTGGTGGTGGTGGTGGAGCTGGAGGTTACAGAGCTTCTGGATTTGGACCTTCTCCTTTACAAGGTAGTGGTTTAGAGCAAATTACAACTAAAGAAGTTTACGATGTGGTAGTAGGCGCTGGTGGATCCGGACAGGCTAGAGGTAGTGATTCAAGTTTTGATTCAATAACCTCAACAGGTGGAGGTGCAGCTTTTGGTGCACCAGTAGGACCTGGTTTAGCTCCACCCGCAGGTAATGGTGGATCTGGAGGTGGACCTAACTATAACGGTTCTTATCCAAATCCTTTTGGATCAAACCCTTCAACATACTCTGTATTCCCTGCATCTACAAAAGGTTTAGGAAATACGCCACCCGTTTCTCCTCCTCAAGGTAATCCTTCAGGTGGTGGTGGATTTAATGACAACGGACCTACTTCACACTACGGTGGTGGTGGAGGTGGTGGTGCCGGAGGTGTTGGTGGAAACTTTAACGTATTATCTGGTGGTAGTTCACCTACTCCACTTCATGGTGGTGATGGAGGTATTGGTGTTGGATCAGCAATTAATCCTAGTCCAGGTGTTGGAACTCCAGGACCATGTGGATCTTTAAGATACTTTGGTGGTGGTGGAGGTGGTGGTGCTCAAGGATCATATGATAGTAAACCACCTATAAGAGCGGGTATAGGAGGATATGGTGGTGGAGGATGTGCTTCTGCTTGTAGAGGTGGTCCACCTAATCCATGGTATCCTAGAACAGCAAATGCTCCTGGTCACTCTGGAGTAAATGGAGAAGCTGGTGCTGCTAACACTGGAGGTGGTGGAGGTGCAGGTGGTAAAGACACAGGTGTTCAACCTGGTGCAGGATCTGCTGGAAATGGTGGTTCAGGAATTGTAATTCTTAGATACCCAACTGCAGTTACAGGAACAGTTACAGGAAGTTGTAATGCTATTACATGTGCACCAGGAAGTACAAAAGTTGCTACATTTAAAAATACTGGAACAATTACTTTTTCATAATTAATTTTCTTTACTCTTTTTTTAAATTGAGATAAAATATATGTATAAAGACATATGCATACATATATACATCAACTTTTTTCTAAAGTTATTTTTGAAACAAAATTAAATTTTTCAAAAAAAGAATTAAATAAGTTTATAAGTGATTTTAAAAAGTTTAGCTTAAAAAATATTAGTAAAAGTAATAACATTACAAAAGCTACTAACAATAAGCATTTGTTAAAAAATAAAAAATTTAAACTGTTAAAAGATAATTTATTAAAAGAATTCAATTCTTTTAAAAACTCTGTTTTAAAATATGAAAAATGTAACTTTGATATAACTACTTCTTGGCTGGCTGTAAGTAATAGCGGTAACGAAGGTATTTATCACAATCACCAAAATTCTTTTTATAGTGGGGTTTATTATTTAAAAACTCCTGAAAATGGTGGGAACATAAAGTTTAGGGATTATAGTAATAAAAATTTCTATATACCACCAAGCATTGAAAACTGCTATAATTCTGTAGAGTGGGGATTTAAAGTAAAAGAAAATTTATTGTTGTTTTTTCCAAGTGAGTCATATCATGTTATTTCAAAAAATAATTCTAAAACAGACAGGGTTTCTTTAGCTTTCAATATTATGCCTACAGGTAAATTTGGTTGCAATGACTCAGAAGTTACATTAAAAGTTTTATAAAGACATATGAACCTTGCAAACTATTATTGGTATTTTAAATCAGTTATTCCAGAACGTATTTGCGATGACATTGTAAAGTATGGTCATCAAATGCAAGAACAAATGGCAGTGACTGGTGGTTATGGTGATCAAAAATTAAATCAAAAACAACTTAAAGATTTAAAAAAGAAAAGAGATTCTAATATTGTTTGGATGAATGATAGATGGGTTTATAAAGAAATTCAACCTTATATTCATACTGCAAATCAAAATGCTGGTTGGAATTTTCAATGGGATTTTAGTGAAGCTTGCCAATTTACAAAATATAAAAAGGGTCAGTTTTATGATTGGCATTGTGATGGTTGGGATCAACCTTATCGAAGAGAACAAGACGATCCATCAAATGGCAAAATTAGAAAATTATCTGTAACCGTTACATTATCTGATCCTAAAAATTATAAAGGTGGTGAATTAGAATTTGATTTTAGAAATAAAGATCCTGATAAAAAACCTAATATACACAAATGCACTGAAATATTACCAAAAGGATCTTTAGTTGTGTTTCCTGGTTTTGTGTGGCATAGAGTATGTCCAGTAAAAAGTGGAGAAAGAAACAGTTTAGTAATATGGAATTTAGGATGGCCATACAAGTAATAGATAATTTTTTAGAAAAAAATGAGTTTAATAAACTTAGTAATACTATTATGGGAGATAATTTTCCTTGGTATTACAATGATGGCATAACTGATAGTGATGATAAAAATAATTTTTATCTTACACATGTTTTTTATCGACAACCTGGTATTAAAAGTGACTGGTTTAATATGTGGTTATCAGCTATCGAAAAATTAAAATGCAAAAGTATTATAAGAATAAAAGCAAACAGTTATTTTACAATGAATAAAAAACAAAAAAACAAACCACATGCAGATTATACTTTTAATCACAAAGGTTGTTTATTATATATAAACGATAATAATGGATGTACTTATTTTGAAAACGAAACTATAACACCAAAAGAAAATAGAGCTGTATTATTTAACCCGAGTATTCTACATTCAAGTAGTTTGTGTGATGATACAAAAAGAAGAATAACTATTAATTTTAATTATTTTTAAAAAGATATGAAAAAGAAAAAAACTAAAGCTATAAAACAAAAAATAAAAAAAGAAGTTGCAGGTTATCCCCAAAAATTACTATTAGAAGAATTTTTTAAATGTCCTATATGGTTTGCAGATGAGCCTAAGTTTGTAGATAGTTTAAATAAAGCATCAGATAAATATATTGAAGAATCTAAAAAAATATCAAAACCAAAAATTGATGAACGTAATAAAAATTTTGGTGACAAAGGTGACATGGGTCATGTATTTCACTCAACATCATTAATTGGTGATCCTAACTTTAAACAATTACAAGATTATGTAGGTGCAACAGCACATAACTTATTAGATGAAATGGGTTTTGATATGTCAGGTCATCAATTGTTTACTACAGAATTATGGGTACAAGAGTTTTCTAAGAAAGGTGGTGGACACCACACATTACATACACATTGGAATGGTCACATTTCTGGTTTTTATTTTTTAAAAGCAGATGAGTCTACATCATTACCAATGTTTGAAGATCCAAGACCAGGTAATCTTATGAATCTTTTACCAGAAAAAGATAAATCAAAAATAACTTACGCATCATCCTCAGTAAATTATCAAGTTAAACCAGGTAGAATGATATTTTTTCCATCATACTTACCTCATCAGTACATTGTAGATATGGGATATAATCCATTTAGATTTATACATTGGAACTGCCAAGCAATACCAAAAGGAGTTTTAAATGTCGTTTAAAAAAAATAAATACACAGTATTAAAAAATGCAATATCACCCGAACTTGCAGAGTTTGTTTATAAATATTTTTTAAACAAAAGAAATGTTGCAAGATTTTTATTTGATCAAAAATACATCTCACCGTTTACAGAATACTTTGGTGTATGGAATGATCAACAAGTTCCTAATACTTATTCACACTATAGTGACATTGCAATGGAAACCTTATTAATGGAAGTAAAACCTGTTATGGAAAAACACACCGGTATCAAGTTAAGTCCTACATATTCCTATGCAAGAATATACAAA